CTCTAGTAGCTGCTAATTGCTGTGCTGTAGCTTCTTCTCTAGTTGTAGGTAGTCCTGTAATCATACCTGTAGCTGCCTCTAGTGATGCTTCTCTAATAGGAGCATAACCTGCACCAACTTCAGCAAATGCTTCTTCAGGAGTTATCCTACCAGTTCCTAAACCAGTGGTAACAGTATATGGTTTAAATTCTGTTACACCAGCTTCTCTACCTAATCTTAGTGCTTCTTCATAAGTCCTAGCACCTTGTTTTCTATACTCATCTGCTATTTTATTTATAGCTGCTATATCAAAACCAGCACCTGCTAATTCTTTTATGTCTAAGTCACTAAAGAAGTCTTTTATTCCTGTTGGTAGTTTACTCTTTATGTCCTCTATAATACCAGTTTCTTCAGCAACTTCTTCAAATACACCAGCTTTTTCTAAAGCCTCTTGACCTGTTAGTAATCCTGCTCCTGCTTCTGCTGGTAGTATTTCTGATAATTCTTGTGTTAAATCTGGAAAAACATCTTCAACAGATACTCTACCTTTTTCTAAATCTTCTAATGTAAATCCACGCAAACCACGTTGATCTAATGTAGGAGCTAACGTAGTTTCAGGTACTGTTGAAATATCACCTACAGAGAAATCACGCATACCTAACGCTGCTTCTCCATATGCTTGTGGAGCAAAATCTCTAGCTTGAAGTGAAACACCATCTGTTGGTAGTGCAAAGTCTGCATCACCAAATAACCCTGTCTGTGCATCTATCTGTGTTTGTGTTATAGTTTCTGGAGCAGATGTTAATGAATATGGGTCAATACCTAGAGCACTCTCACTAACAGGAATATTAAAAGTGTCTGTAACTCCTGAAAGACCAACTTCATTAAGAGTGTCTCCTAATGTTCCACTATTATATAAGTAAGAACCACCTCCAACAAGTGCTGCTGAAATTAATGCTTTTTCTACATCACCAGTTATAACTCCTGTTGTTGCTCCTGATAATATTGCATTACCAATAGCTTGTTGTGCTACTGCACTTGCACCTGAAGCAAACGTTGCTCCTATGCTAGAAGCTAAAGAACCTATACCTGGTATTGCCATCAAAGCAAAAGGAGCTACTGTTCCTAGTAGTTTACCTATACCGCTAGAAGTATCTTCATATACAGGAAAATACATAGGATTACCTTGGTCATCAAACTCAACACCAAAGTTTACCATTCCTTCAATATTAGAACTCTGATAACCCATTCTAGTGTAATCACCTCTAGGCTCTAAGAACCCTACTCTGCTTCCTCCAGGTAGGCTAAAAGGCTCTCCTGTAGTTTTATTTATAATTACTTCTCTACCTTGCTCATCTACACCTTTTCCAGCCTGAGATATATTAGTAAACCCTGCGTTAGCAAAGTTCTCTGCTTGAATCTTAAATATCTTATCTAAGTCTGCTTGTTTACCTTGATAACGATAACCATCCTGAGCTAAGTTCTCATATTGTTGTCTAAACTGTGTCTCTAGTTTTTGTTTAGTAGCTTCATTAGAATTAGCAATAGGTGCTACATCGCCTATACGAGCCTGTGACTGCTCTCTTGTCTCTGTAAGCATACCAGTGCTCCTAACGTCTCCAGAGGGCGATTGGGAGGCTGTGGTGGGTTCTGGAGACGTAGCAGCTAACCTCATTGCATCTTGTTCTTGTTGTGTTAATCTAGGAGCAACAGAAGGGTCTATGCCTTGTGCAAGTTGCTGTTCTTGAAACATTCTGTAAGCATCTAGGATACTCATGAGTATGACCCTCCCTCTATTGAACCACCAGATAATGTACCTGATAGTACAACATTTGTAATGGTTGCTGTGCCTGTTACCGCTGGGGAGGCACTATTAGCTTTCGTCGCAACTGCTGTAGCAATATTATCAAATTCAGTATTAATCTCTGTTCCTTTAACGATTTTGTTTGGATCTCCACTGTTTAACGTATCCTTTGCTGCGAAGTTAGTTGTTTTTGAATAATTACTCATTATATAGTCCTTCCTAGAACTGAATAAATATCTATCTTTTGTATTGATAGAGGGTTACTATCTATTGATGCGTTTACTCCTACTTGTAAAATAGTACCATTTCCTGATAATTGTGTACTAAGTTTATCAATAAATACAGTAGCTGAATATTCTGCTACATTGTATTCTGCTGTACCATACTCAGCAATGTTTCCTTCTTTTGTTTGTACATCAGCATTATTAAAACTGTTTTCATAATCAAAAGCCCATTTCAAAGCTAATGTAGTATTAATAGCACCTATGACTGTTACATTAATCTTTTTAGGTATCTTAGTTACAGCAGGATTACCAAAGTCTAAATATGGTGATAGGTAGCTAAATACATAACTAGAACCACCATCAGTAAAGTTTTTATACTGTGCTATACCATTAGGTTGTCCTAACAGTAATCTGTTGTCATTTGTTACCGCTAATGATGATGGGTCTATACTATCCCATCTAGTTACTCTGTATGAACCATCAGGTAGTGTTGCTCTTACATCAAAACAAAATGTAAAACCTGAAGCTGGTAAAGTTAGTAAATAAAATGCTTCTTTCTCATAGTATATACTTCTTATCTCATCTTTGCTCTCTACTGCTACAAGAGAAAGAAAGTTATCTCTTACATTCTTTGACAAGTCTCTTAGTGGTGCTGACTTCTCTTGTATGGTTCTACCTAGACTTCTTAGACCACTATCAGATAGAAATACTAAATCAGTACCTATAACTTGTACAGAGTCTCTTGCAATACAACCTGTGCCTACGATTACATCATTCAATGATATGTTACTTACATCATCTGCATTTTGATATAATACAATGTGATGTTCACAGAATATTACTAGAAAGTTATTATGTGCAGCCAGTGCTGTTATCTTATCACCACCAGGTACAACTTTCTCTAAATTTAACTGTCCTGAACCAGAACCACTAAAGTCTGAACCGTCTAGTAATACACTGTGGTATATTGTTAATGGATCATTTACTATATTAGCCATCCACATTCTACCAAAAGCTGATAGTGCTACATTAGGTGTAAATGTATCTGTTGCATATCCAGAAGGTACATTACCTACATCTCCTAGTCTTTGTAGTCCAAAGTCTCCTGTGTGTGCATGACTACCACCTCCACCACCACCTACAGGTAACTTATGGTATACTAAAGTAGGATGACCTTTTTGCACTGCATACATATGTGGACTAAAATTAGTACCGCTTTCAAACTCTGCTTGTTTAAACTGCCAGTTGTTATCTGATATGGTATATGTAATTGTTGCATTAGCGTTAGTATTATATACAGGCATAGCAGACATACTAGTTTCACCTCTATACAACTTTTCATCACCACCACTAATAATAGTATGTGATCCTGTAGCTGTATAATTATCAAACTCTACCATACACTCTGGTAGTGTAGATGTACCACCAGCAGTTGTTTGATACTCCCAACCTCTTCTAGCAGCCATTCTACCAGACTTATCAATCACAGCATTATCTGCTTCTAATGTAAATGACAAGTCAAGAGTTACACCAGAGTCTTGTGTGTTAATACCAAAGAAGCCTGGTGATGTTATTGCTACTGGTTGTATAGGTTTGTTAGGCATTATGAAGGATACCACACTGTTTCTTCATCAGGTCTTCTTGCAGCTTCTATAGCTATAGCATCTCCTAAAGCCTGTTTAGCTACTGCGTACTGACTTGATACACTGATACCTCCATCTTCACCACGTTCTTCTATTGCTTTAGCCCATGCTAAAGATGTAATTATATTCTTTTGTATAGCAGTGGTGTCTGTATCAGTTGTTAGTTCTTCTTCAGGTATAACTAAGTCAAACCTTATTACATAATCACCATCAGGAATAGGATATAAATCTATTTGCCCATCTCTGTCAGGGTCTACACCATTAGGATTATAGTATAACGGTGCTCCCTGTGTAGGTGTGTCAGTTAACAACAAACTTTGTATAAAGTATGATGATGTTTGATAACGTAAAAATACATCTTCTGTATCATTATGTGCAGAGATAATTCTAAACTTGTTCCTAGCACCATCTAAGTTGTAGTTAAATGTGCCTTGTTGTGTCGTAAACGATACTGTACTTCTTAGTACATCCCAATTCCATGCGTCTTCTGTTTCTCTTTTAGCGTCATTAACTAAAGCACCTATCAAAGAAGAATACCCATTCTGAGACACACTGGTTACTTGGGCTTCTCTG